ATTCTATTCTTTAGTGCATTAACACCAAGATTAGAATCTTTATTGTCTTCACTCATTATATATCACTCCTATATTATATAATATAATCTATTTATATGCCTATTACGAAGTTACTGTTTTACTTGCGCCAACTGTTCCAAATGCAAGCGAAGCTGCAGTTGAACCGTCTGCTGTATCAACGATTGTACCAGAGTTCAATACAATGTTTGAACCACCGATTGTTAATACGTCTGTATTACCAATACCAGCAGATGTTTTTCTAAATCTTAGTGAGTTAGCAGTTGATTCTGAAGCAAGGTAAGTTAATGTTAAGTTACCGTAACCTCCACCTGAAGCGTCATTGTTAGCAATTACAAGTGATGGTGTACCACCTGAAGTATTAACTGTAACCTCTTCATCGTAAGTTACTTCTACATCTATTTGTGCGTTAGCATCATTAGCTGTAAAGTCAGTATTCGCTGTTGTACCAACAATAAATCTAGTTGAAGATATTGTAGGTGCTTTTAAACCAGTAGTTGATGATGCACCTGATAAATCACCGATCGCAACCAAAACTTCTTCTTGAGCGTCTGCGTTATCGTTACCATTAGCTGCAGTACCTGCTCTTCGCACCCAACCTGATTTGTTTGCGAAAACATCTTTTTTTGCGTAATCGGAGTTAGTATCAGTTGTCAGATTTTTAGGTTTGTTATCAGTTGCGTCTGCGTCTGTTCCCCATAATCCCATTTGATTTCTCCTTTTTTACTTATTAGTAATTTTACTTTCTATTATTTATAACTATTTGAACCCTAATTTTTTCAGTTCTTGTATAGTTTTATTAGTGTTTGTGTGCAATATTCCTTGCCCACCAGCACTTTCCCACTCTTTTATGTTCTTTTCATAGTCATCAATCAATAGATTGTTACCCTTTGCAAAGTCCTTTTTTTGACTTCTAACAACTAAATGTATCTTCCCTCTAGGAACTTTAGTGTTTTTAGTCAACCACTTCATCTTACCCACTCTAGAGTTTTTGTCCTTACCTGCATATGCAGATAAAATATGTGGGTCATATCTAGATATAAATCTATATAATTGTTTCCCACCAGGCATCCACTCTAGGTTTGACCAAAAGTTTTTAGTCTGATTGAGTTTTTTCCAACGCTCAGCAGAGTTCATGGTAACAAAGTTACCTCCTACCGCATCGTCAGCGCCTTTGAGAAAGTTACACAATACCTGGTCCATATCACAATAGATCGTAGGTAAATCTTCTTGCTCAGAGACAACCTGTAATTCAACCAGGTGTTTCATTGAATTATACCTTAGGGTTTATTTCAACTTTAGTAACTGGCTTACCTGTATCAGTTTTTGAAGCGTTTACTGGTTTCTTATTTGGGTTTGATCTGTTAGGACCAGAGGCATTACCCATTTTAGGTGCAGCTTGATCTCTTTTAACAGTTTGTACACCTTGATTAGATGTAGGTGTGTTTGCGCCAAAACCTTCAAATGGATTATTATTTTTAAGTTTATCATATCCATTATCCCAAACTTTAGTTAATGCTTCTCTCATTGACATATTTTTCTTAGCGATTGTTTCAACAACTTCTTTAGCTATGTCTTCTTGAGTTTCCTCTTTTTTAATAGCTTTAGATACTGCTTTTCTTCTTTTGTGTAGATATTTGTCTGAACTATCTACATCGCCATCGTTGTCAATGTCTTTGTCTTTTCTATCAGCAAATTTTTTCTTGACAGCTTTAGGTTGAACTTTGTCCATACCTTCACCATCGTCTGATTTGTCGTTAGTGTTGTCTTCTTTATATGCTTCTGTTTCGTATTGTCTACCATTAACTGAAAAGAATTTTTTACCATTCTCTCTTGCAGCCATAAGTGCTTTTGTAAACTTGTTACCTTCTTTAGCAACAGTTTCGCCGAAAATCTTTTTAATCTTATCTTCGAGACTTTCGGGCATCGTATCAAAATATTTTTTTGTCATTGTTTTACCTTCCTTTTAATGCGTTTAGTAAGTCTCTGTAAGATTTTTCTATCTTAGTCTGAAACGCTAGTTTTTCTGCAGGTCTTCTAAAACCTGCGTGTTTTAATACTGCCGCTCTTGCGATAGTATCTTTTACTTTCACTTTTTTACCATCATCGAATACTACATCAAATCGACCCTTTAAGTCAATTGATTTTCTTAATTGCATAATAATATTTTTGTTTGCACCTTCTTCATCGTCTTGGTCCATATCGTATTTTGATCTTCTACCTTCACCCATTTTAACACCAGTTGGTGACTTTTTACTTTCATCTGTATGTTTACCAAGTTCTTTTTTCTTTTGTGCAACTAAACCTATTTTATTTAAAACAATATTCTTTTTAGAAAACTCTGGTTCGTCAAAACCTTTTGCCATTTCTTTTTTAACTTTTTCTTGTATTTCTTCTTTTTGTGCCATTTCTGTATCATCACTTGGCACACCTTTAATTCTTTGTCTTAAATCTGCTTTGAAATCTGTAGGTAATACTCTTTCAACTGATATTAAATCATCTGGTTTTCTCAACATTTTTCTTATCTTTTGTTTTACTTTACCAGCTGACTCTGCATCGATGTATATTGCACCTGGTATTCCCATTAATTTTACTGCAAACTTAGCTTCGTTTATGTTTTCTTCTTTTAATTTGTTGTAATTTTTGTTAAGATAATCTTGAGCAACTTTCATGTTTGATGTTTTGAAAGCTGACTTTTCATTTTTATCTAATACATCATAGACCATTTTACCATTTTTTTTATCTCTGTACATAGAGACATAAGGATTAATACCTTCGTCTAGTGCTTTCTGTAAATCTTTTGCTTGTCCAGCATGAGCACCACTTGCTTTTTTAAGTTTAGCAACTACTGCTTTTACTAAAGAAGTATCTTTGTCATCAAGTTTCTCACCCATTAACTTATCATGATTTGCTTTTGCGTATGCTATTGCATCTTCTTTTTTATCAAATAATTTTACTTCGTTACCATCTTTGTCAAACACACAAAACTTATCTGGGTTTCTTTTACTTTTTGCAACGTGTTTAGCAGGGTCCATATCCATATCTTTTGAATTTTTTAACATCTTGATATCCATTGGCATATCTTTTGGATTTACTATGTTACTTAAATTTTTATCAAACAAATAATCAACAACAGTTGTTAAATCTTTTACATCACCTGACATAACATATCCATTTGATTTTTTAGTTGCTTTTACTTTACTACCAACTTTTTTCATGATATCTGTTATGTGTTTGTTTACTTGAGGTTTCTTAACATCAATTGTAATTACTGCTTTCTTTTCATCTAAAGTTGCTCTAGCAACTTCGATATCAAAGTTTTCATTTTTCTCTTTGTCATCTAGATAAGCTGCGATTGCCATCTTTTGTATCTTCTTATCTGACTTGCCTTTAAACTGTGGAGCATCTGATTTTTTAAAGTCTTTTACATATGCACCTGCACCATCAGAAGCTTTTAACTTCTCTCGTATGTTTCTATAGGTTTCTGCCATGTTAGTTATATGTCTCATTATGCTCCTACGTGTGATTCACCTGAACTTAAATCTGTATTATTAGTTGTTGATGCACCTTTTGGCTCCATTAAATCATATAAGTGTCTTATGACTTGACCAAATGTACCGTTTGCAGTTTGAAAAGGTGTCTCTGAGGAACCAGTATTATTTGCTTTTGTTAAATCAAAATCTACTGAACCTGGTGTTGTTGTTATTGTTGACTCTACAAAACCTGAAGATGCAGCGTCACCAAAACTTAATGTACCTGAACCATCTGTTTTAATTACTTGACCATCACTACCATCTGCTGTTGGAATATTAAATGTTGTTCCACCAGATTTAATTATTAATTTAGAACCATCTGATTTGATTGACTCGTTAGTATCAACAAATCTTAATTCTTGACTTGATGCCATTGTTAGTGTTGATGCCAAATCTACTGCACCATCAATATCAACAACATCTAAATTAGCTGTACCATCAACATCTATATCACCTGATACATCTAAAGATGTTGCATCAACTTCACCTGCAACTGTTACCACACCACTTGCAAGTGTTATTAAATCTGTATCTGAAGTATGACCTATTGTAGTGCCATTAACAATTACGTTATCTACTGTTAAAGTTGTTAGTGTTCCTAAACTTGTAATATTTGTTTGAGCTGCAGTTTGTATTGTACCAGTAACATCACCTGTTAAGTTACCTTCGAATGTTGTTGCTACTACTGTTCCAGCAGTACCAGAAAATACCTCAGTATTGTTAGTCGCATCAGGTATAAATGTAAACTTACCTGTGCTGTCATCAAATCCAAAGAAACCAACTTTAGCAGCTGAACCTGTGTGATATCTAAATTCTATACCTCTGTCTTTGTTGTCGTCTGAACCTGGTGCAGAGTCACCACCTAATGTAAAGATAGGGTCATCAACAGTTGTTGTTGTACTGTTGACTGTAGTTGTTGTTCCGTTGACTGTTAAGTTACCTGTGACTGTTAAGTTACCACCAATTGCATCAATAGAAGATTCCATTAATGTGACTAATTGATCTAAAGTTGCTCTACCCTCAGAACCACCATCTGATACTAAAAACTTATCACCAGTTGTTAGTGTAGCACTTTCTAAATTTGTTGCACCGTCAATGTTTATTACTGCCTCTACAGCACCAAATTCTAAAGCAGAAGCACCTGAGTTTACTTTTAAAACCTGACCTGCTGAACCAATAGATAAAGAAGCCCCTAGACCTCCATGTGTCAAACCTATGAATTCACCTGATTGGAATTCTGCTAGACCTGTTGCATTGCCTGATGTGAATACTGTTCTTATTGGTGTTTTTACGCTCATATACTTATTTATCCTCTCTCTAACCTAAAACTCAAATATAGTTGTTCCTATTACTGTTGATATTGCACTACCATCGGCCTTTGTAAAGTCAGAAAATGTTATTTGTCTCTCTTTACTTGCCCTAAAATTAAATGTTTTTGCGGCTGTTCCTAATCCACCAGACGCAGTAAATAACGGTACTCTTCTTATTGGATTACCTGTTACAGAATCAGCTGTTGCTAATACGTTACCTGTTGCATCTTTTGAACCCTCTGGTAACGTCACACCTGTACTTGATATCGTTACAGTACCAGTACCATCTGAGGATATAGTTGAACCACCTAGATTTATTGTATCACCTGATAAGAATAAGTCTGCCCATCTTTTAGATGCACTTCCCAAACTTCTAGTATTGTTAGCATCAGGTATAATATCTTGAGCTACAGCTGATAAGTCAACACCAGCAGAACCTAATTCCACAATTGTGCCAGAATTATTAACAAATACTTTTTGTTGTGTAGGATTAATACCTACTTCACCACTTTCTAAATCACTTGTAGTTGGATTACCTGAACTTGCTGTAAATTTTTTAAGTTTTATTTTTAATGACATTAGTTACCATCCACTTGATCTGTAAATTCTAGTTTTGCAGTTGATGAGTTATACACCAAAAATTTACCATTACCAAGTGACGATATATCGACATCATCTAAGTCAACTAACTTACCAGCACCACCGCCGCCAAGACTTGCAAGTTGACTTATCACGTTTTGTTTGAATGATCTAAACTCTTCTCTTAATGTTTCTAGAGCAGATTTTTCTTCTTGTTCATTTAATCCAGCTGCTCTTTGAGCATGAATATCTTTAGTCATCATACCAGCGATTTTAGATACAAAGTCTTCTTGCATTGCTGGTTGTTCAACTTCTTTGATAACAGGTTTTCTCCAAACCACTTTAGGTTTGTTATCTGCTGGGTTAAATTCTCTGTAAATAATTTTCTCTTGAACCTCTTTCATTACTTTAGGTTCAGTTGCTTCTGTTAACGCATCTTCAAAACTGTCAAGTTTACTCATGAAACCTTTTAATACATCTAGTTTAGCATTTGTTGCTTCTAACTCTTCTTTGTATTTGTCTGATACTTTCTTAGTACCATCTGCTCTTGGTATCATTCCTTTTGCTTTTAAATGTGCTTTATCTGTAAATCCAGCTTTGCCTGCTTTAAATCTTTGCATTGCATCAGCAGTATTAGGAGCTTTCTCTTCAATATCTTCTTTCTTAGCTTTCTGCATTTCTTTAGTTTTTGCTTTCATCTTCTCGATGTATCTTCTATAGATTGCAGCTTCTGCTGTCTTACCAGCAACTTTTGCTCTTTGTTCCATAGCAATAGCAGCTTGTATTTTGTGTGCGTGTGTTTTACCAGAGTTTTCTATTTTCTTGACACTTGCATTTGCAGTTTCAGTATCTTTAAATCCTAAACCTTGTATAGTTCCTTTTGGATTTTCATCTGTATATAAATCTGAATGTGTTTTAGGGTCTTGACCTTCTCTTTTCTTAGGTATTCTTTTTTCTGCTTCTGTTAATATTCTATGCATATCATAAGTCAATACATATTTCTTAGTTTCTTCACCTGGGTCTTTAACAATAACTTCTTCAATAGGTTGTTCTACTATAACCTCTTGAGTTTCTTTTACTTCACCAACTGTCCATTTAAATATTTTATGAGTAGGTTCTTTAATTACATTTTCTGCAATTGGTGTAGGTGTAAATAAATTAAAGAAAGAATTTAAAGAATTAGAAGATAATTTAGCTTCTTTATTTCTAAAGACTCTTTTTTCTTCTACTTCTTTTTTTTCTCTTAACTCTTTAGTATCTAAGTTAAAATATTTTTTTGATATACCTGACATCTATTAACCTTTCTTCAAAGACGTTACCGTTCTTCCTTTTTCCCAAAATTTACAAGACCAATACCTTGCCTTATATTTAGGACCAGGATTATCACAATTATGTCTTGCTCTAAAGCTCTTTCTTCTAGCAGGGTCGTCTCGCTTGATCTCCATATTAGGATCACCAAACTCTACTTTAACAACATTACCTTTATCATTCTTTACATATACTTTTGATTTTTTAACATCACCTTTTGTAGGTTTATTAAGTGTAACTTTTCTACCTTGATATTCAGCAGCTTCTTCTATTTCACCATAAAAATTTTGCTCTTTAAATGTTGCCCAAGGTGTCATTGATTGTTTGTCTTCTTTACAATCATCACAACAAGACGCACCAATTTTTTCTAACATAAGATCATGAGTTTCGTTTAGTTTCCACCACCAATCATCGTTATATTTTACTTGATATGATGCTCTAGTTTCTGTAGATTCAAACCAAGATTGAATAGTTTCCTCACTAGCATTTTTTGCTCTTTGCAGTTGTGCTGGTGTAGGTGCTCCCTTTTCACCTTTCTTTCTCATCTTCTCACCAGAACCTTGTTTAATTCTTTGTCTTTTCTTATGAATGTTTGCCCATAGACTTTCATCTTTTACATCTTGACCTGGTGTGTCTTTTTTATATCTTTGAGTAAGTCTATCGCTAGGATATTCTATTGCTTCTTTTTTAGAACCTCTTGCTTTTGCAGCTAAGTCTTTATCTGCACCACCCCATGTTCCTTTTGATTTTGTAACGAAAGAGTTAACTCTAGCAAATGCCCACTGTTGTGGTGTAGTACCTGGTCTATGACCTGTACGCCATGCAGCCATACCTCTGTTATAAACTTGTTTTAATATTGAATAAGGGATACCTGATTTATCTGCCTTCTTAACTAATCCCTCTATCTTTTCGTTAAGAACACTATCGAAACTTATCGGCATATTTTCTCCAAACATTTTTTTGTATTTTTGAGTGTGTTTACTAGGTATTGTTTTTCCCTTTGCATCACCAGGTGCTGGTTTATATGCAGCTGGATTATCATCATCCATTTTTGCACCTTTTCTAAAGTGCGCTGCCCTAGCATCTTTTGTTTTCTTTTTAACACCAGAGTAGTACTTTGCAGGTTGTGTGCCTGGGTCATCTTTAACATCTTTATCTTGTTTTACTCTGTCTAATTTATTTTCTTTTTTTAATTTATCAAGCATGTTGTAATATTTAATTATTTCTTTGTTTCTAATATGTCTTAATGCTTTTTCAACACCAACTTTTCTAGAAACTAAATCTTTTACTATTCTTTTATCTTTTGACGATAGTTTTTTATATCTTAAAGCTTGATCTTTACTTACGTTACCCAAATCTCTATCATTAACTGTAGGATTAAAAGCACTAACACCTGCTCTTAGATTTAAATCAGCTTGTGGTCTATATAATCCATATCCTTGAGCTCTCCCACCATGTGCATATTCATTAATATCATGTAACCATACTCTATGAATTTTATTATCTACTTCCATTGATACATAGTTTGTACCTCTTTGAACAATAGGACCTGTCATATCTTTTGCTTCGATTATATCACCTATGTTCCAAATCTTACCTGTTAGATATGCGTCTCTTTTTGCATCGTAAGTATCTAATTCAGAAATATCTTTTTCTTCTCTTATACCCATGTTTTTTCTAACATCTCTATATAATTGTTTGCCATCTCTAAATCCTTTTGGCACTCCGTCTAAGAAAGCGTTGACATTACCATCTGAAGCAGCTTGTCTCATTTTACTTGCTGACATACCTGATACACCTTCAGCATCTGGGTCTCTATCACCAGCAGATACAACTTTGATATTGTCAAACTTGTACATACCATGTCTTGCTTTTATACCATTATATTTTTTTAATAATGTTTCAAATTCTTTTACTCTATCTGAACCTACAACCATAGTTACATCTCTGTAACCAGCATTGTATAAAGATGTTGCAACATCTATAGCAGTTTTTGGATTTTTATCTACTGCAATACTTCTTTTATGTTTAGGAAACATCTTTCTCATGTATGCTAATTTTTTAGCATATGGAAGAGGGTCTTTCTTTTGATTTTGTGATTGTGATGGGTAGATACGATAATCGTCACTACCTGCAACTGATTTAACTTTATCAATTAATTTTTCGTGACCTGTAGTTGGTGGATTAAAACGACCGAAAGTAAATACAACTTTCTTTTCTGTAAGAGGGGCTGCTTCGTAAACTGAAAATTTTGTTATATTATTTTTCACTTTGTTTCGCCTGTCTTGCAGCTCTAGCTGCTTTTACTTTTTCTATCTCACCTTTTTTAACTTTAATCTTCATACGTTGAGCAATCTTATTGATAGCAGGACCATACTTGGCAGCTATTCTTTGATCAACTTTCATTTTCATTTGAGGGGATAACTTATCATAATTTTTAAAGAACTTATTAATTATGATTCTTTTAGCAGCTTTTTTTGCTTTTACAGCTTGTTTTTCTGGCGAAGCAATCTTTAATTTTGATCGTTCTTTTTTCTTTTGGAATGCTGAGGACTTAGCTAAACGTGCCATACGTCTACCGATTTTACGTCTTTGTGCTACGTTAATTACACGTAACTCTTCTATATTCTTAGCTAATTGTTCGAAACTTAATTTTGACATATTATCATTTATCCCATGTTTTAATCGCTGTGAAGTTATTAAAAGAAAACTCCATACGATCAACTAATTTAACAGCATTGCCTGATACTCTATCTATTGCTACATAACCCTCTGGGTTAACCACTTTATATCCATTATTAGTACGTATAAACGTATTAGTCAATTGCTTAACACTATTTAGTTTTTTAACTATCTGCATTTTTGCATCTATAAGTAAATTTTGAAATGTAACGACTTGTTCTAAATTACGTACATGTTTCTTTATTTCTCTAGTATATTCCTTTTGAATATTCTCATATTTTGCCTTACCCTTAGGGGTTTTTAACTTATCTACTTGTTTTTGCAAGACTTTTTCAACAAAATCCCCATATCCTTTTGCATATTTACTAGGATTTTTAACAGGTTCACCTACTCTTACTTTACTATTATAGTATGTTTTATATGATGCTCCAACTAATTGACCTGTCATAGATGATTGTAAATCTAAGAACTTCTTTAACATAGGGGCATTAATTCTTTGAAATGTTTTACCTGTCTCTGATAATATCTTTGTAATTGCATCTGTTTCAGACTTATTAAACGTTGCATTACCAGATACATCTTTATATGTAGCATCATCCATCCAAACCGATGATGTATTTGTAAGTTTTTTTATGTCTGCACCAAAAGATGCTTTCATACTAGGTAAGTCTTTTCCTTTATATGTTGTATGCCAAACTACTCCGATCTTTGCTTTGTTTATTGTCTTTGCAAAGTCAGAATCAGTAGGAACAGCATAAACAATAGTGTTGGGTTGAAATGTGATATATGAAACACCATCGATTTTAGTTTTACCGATATCATTTGTAAACATGAGATCACCTTGAAGTACACCTTTAATGTTAAGTTTTGAAAACTCTTTAAGAGCAATTTTAAATTTTGAATTAAGCTGACCAGATAAGTCATTGTCAATCTCCTTGTTAGTTTTGTATAATTTTGGATTTACATTAAATACTGATTTCTTTGCAACAAAGAACTTACCATCGCTTGGGTCTACACCTGCAAAGATAGCTGGAGCACCATCCCATTTAACAGTCATATTAACAGACGATCTACTTGCACCTGCTAACATATCTCTTAAACTTCTTAAAAAGTTTATAGCTGCTCTTCCACCTGGCACACCATGATTGATAATCTCATCTTCAATATGTTCCATGTGAAGATTTTTACCAGCTTGTTCTTGTATAAAACTAAGCATTATTCACCACCTCCACCGTTTCCACCATTGCCACCGCCATTTCCATTTCCACCATTTCCGTTTCCGTTTCCATTTCCATTGCCGTTACCATTTCCATTTGCAGGTGTTTCATCACCTCCATTTGTATTTTTTGGAACACCAATAATATATCTTCCTTTATATCTTATTGTCTTTGGTACGCATTGTTTTAATTTTTTATCGTACTTCATGCCTGGTGGACATTTGTTATCGTTCATTAAATCTTTATATGTTTTCATTATTTTGTTGCCAATGAGTTATATTTTACTGCAAGAGAATGTTGTCCTAATTTTTTTACACCTGCATGACCTGATTTATTTGTTCTAATAGACATCTTCATAACCAAACTATCTGAACCAGACTTTAATTCTATTTCCCAATTTTGCTTTGAAGTTCTACTAGGGTATGCTTTTACGAAATCTACTTGTGGTATAAATACCCCCAAAGCATCCTTTTCAGTTATTTCTGAATAACCTTTACCAGCTGCTTTAATAACCAATGTAGGAACATCTGGTGCATCTCTTAAAACTTCTTTCTTAATATACTCTAAAGTATTTTTTCTATCTGCGTTAAAAAGTTTAATAATTTCTTGTCTCATTATCTCAAGATATACATTGTAAAGTTCCTCGTATCTCTTGTTATTCTTTTTATCAAAGTCTCTTAAAACTTGCGATGTTTTTCTATCTTTCTGAAATCTATTTGCTGGTGGCATACCTGGAATCTTACCATGTGCGTCTTTATGTACTTTGGTATAAATTCTTCTTAACTTATTTCCTTGTCTAAATGCGTTGAATACAGTATTAACATAAGTGTTTAGTTTAGGTTCAGTAGTTTTCTTACCACCTGCTTTTAAACTAACTCCTAATATTGATTTGTCAAAGTAAGTTAAAAATATGTCACCTGGGTGTCCACCTGGTACACCTGCAGGTTTAGATTTAGTTGTCGGTCCCCACCTAGTCTCGACTATTTTCTTATCTTTGTTTTGATCTAGAATAAATTTATTAATTGCAATAGCATTGTTCATCTTATCTTCAAACTTTGATGAAGTATCTGCTCTGTTGATTATCTCTTGAGCTTTTTCCACGTCACCTGGTATGACACATTTAAGTTTTTTAAGATCAACATCTATTAAATACTCATGAAAAGATTTAGCATCTTTTGGTTTGTATTTGTTCTCAAATGCTATACATGGAAACAGTTCAGTTATAGAAGCATTTAAAGTTGTCTCACCCATTCCACCTGATTCTGGTTTAACAAATATTCTAAAATCTCTATCTTCAAACTTACCATCGATAGGGTCTACACTAGATTGTGAGTCTCCTAGTTTTGCATTTACACCAGCTTGTCTTAAATTTCTTAATATTTCGTCTCGATCTGTTTCTCTGTCTGGTGAACGTACAATTATGACATCTCTTTTAGATGAAGAGAGTTTACTAGATTTTGAATAGGATAATCCTCTAAAAATGTCAATAGGAAGATTCATAGCATCCTCTTGAATGAGGTTTGATATTCTTTCAAGATGATCTACTTTATATTCTGGTCTGTCTTTTACTTGTTTTATGTACTTGCTGATTGACATCAATCTCTCCATTTATACAATAACAAGTATTTATTCGTCAAAAGGTCTTAGAAATTTAGGGAAATCAAACGTTCCAAACGTGCAATTTTTGTTTTGAAACTTACACCAACCCTCTGCGTCTTCTTTAAATTCAAACCTATGCACAATTTGGTCATACTTAGTATCGTAACAAAGATAGGGTTTTTTGCCACCCATGTGACTAATATCTACTTTGAACCTACCTTTTTGTTCAATATTCCTATGTTTCTTTTTATACCTTGAGTTTTTGAAATTTTTCATATCTTGACCCTATTGTTGATTTATCGAATAATGGTGTATCGTCTTCTATTTGATTTTTATCTACTATATCATCTTGAGCTTTCATTTCTACATCATATAGTTTCATTTTTGCTCGGTCTACTCCAAGCACAAATCTTTTATTACTTGTTGGGTCATTGTATCTGTTTTTTAATTGTTTAACAGCTATCTGATTTAATTCCTCTAACTCATCCGTTGAAATAAGCGCAAACATAAAGTCTGCTGTTGCTGGTAGTCCAAATGATTCGGATGTATCTTCTAATCCTATATCAGTTGAAACAAAACCACTTCTCGTTGTTTGTGTTGCTGTGACTATTGGTAAATTGTTTTCTACTGCTAGTCCTCTTAATTCCTCTGCGATTGCTTTTATTATTGTGTAAGAATTGATATTACTTCCACCTCTAAATCTAGATGAAGCACATATATTAAGATAATCTACAAATATTATATCTGGTTTAAATGATTTCTTAATTGCTAATTCTTGTATTAATTGTCTAAAATGATTTGTATGTGCTGATGCTGTTGGATATTCTTTTATAATTAAAGTACCATCTGCTCTTTTTTTAACTTTTTCAATCTTATCTTGATACATTGTTTTAGGTAGATCATGTAAATCATCTATACTAATGTTCATTAAGTTAGCATCTATTCTTTCTGCGATACGTTCCTCTGCCATTTCTAAAGTAATATAAAGTACATTCTTACCTTGACTTAAACAATTAGAAGCCATGTGGCACATAAACAAAGACTTACCTACACCTGTGCCAGCAAGTGCAACGTTTAAAGTCTTTTGTGGTAATCCACCTTTTGTAATTTTATTAAAAAACTCTAAATCAAAAGGTATTCTTTCCTCTACTTGATGATAGTAATCAAATCTAGTATCTGAGTCTTTTAAATAATCATGTCCTACTCTATTATCAAATGAAACTGCTAGTGCGTCTGTAAGTAAACTTGGTAATGCATCTGGTTTACGATTATTGTCTCTGCCTTCAATGATTGATATTCCGTCAACGATTGCATTATATATTGCTTTTTCTTTACACCAATTTTCCGTAGTATCAGATAACCAATCTACATTAACATCTTCTTTTTCAAATAATGATACTGTTTCTCTTATCTCTTTAAACTGAGCTTCGTTTAAATCTTTCCTATTATCTATTTCAATTTGAATTGAAGTAGTTGTAGGTGTCTTATTATATTTTTGTATAAACTTTAATATCTCATGGAAAATTACTTTATCATTTTTATCTGTAAAGTAATCTTCTTTGATAAACGGTATTACTTTTCTAGAGTAATCCTCGTTCCAAATCAGATGAGAGAGTATCGTCTTTTCTATTGTTTTGTTCATCAATTAATTCCACTAATATATCACCAATATAATTAAAAAATTCATCACCGAAAACATCTCTAGGTAAACCATTGTTTTCTAGAATATCAAACTCAAACTGCATTGTTAGTTTGCCATCTTTTTCTATTGGTGTTACTTTTCCATATTTGTATATTACACCAGCATACTTACCTTCGTTTATTCCTATACAAGTTTGATTAGGATACTTTGCTGATTGTATATAACTATACCGCTTCTTTGGTTTCTTCTTGTCCGCCATATGAAAATTCCTTTTTAGCTGCTATTTCTAATTTATCCAGCACTTCTTTAGTAAAGTAAGTCTCTGGGTTATCGTTAATAGATTTACCAAATACTTTTTTACCATCTGGTAGTTCATATTTTGTAGATACCTTTTTAAAGATATCATACTTTTCAGCGAGTGGTAATAGACCATAATACTTGTCGAGTCCTTTTGAGTACATAAGTCTAACGTCCACTATTGAATTTTCTTTTGTTAATCGTGATTTGTGATTTTTACAATGAATAATATTACCAACAACATCTGTACCTACTTTTTCTTTTCTTTTTGATAAGAATACAATAGAAGAAGCTGCATATTTTAGTCCACTTCCACCACCCATTTCTTTAGTAGGAAACATACTACCCATTGAGTCATATGTATGATTGGTTACAACCATTGGAACTTTTGCTTTACCAAGTTTCAATGTTAATACTCTGAATGCAGCTTTTAAAACTTGAGCTCTTGTCATGTCTCTAGTTTCTTTACCTTCAGCTGTATCTTCTACTTCTTTTGTAGTTGATAGCATTCCAAGTGAATCAAGACATATAAACATTGGTCTTTTTACAGTAACATCTTGTTGCATATATCTATCTAATATTTTAAGTGATTGTGTTCTAAATTCTTGTACAGTTGTCACAGGTACAACAACCATTCTTTCTGCATCGATACCTCTATCAACAATCATTTTTTTAGTTATTGCTGATTCTGATTCAAAGTAAACAACACCACCATCTGGGTTTGCATCTAAGAAATGTTTAACAATTCCCATAAGGAAAAATGTTTTACCTGTAGCAGATTCACCTGCTAGTGCGGTAATTTTGTTTTGAGGAAGTCCACCATAAAGTGAACCTGAAAGAAGAGCATTAAAAATATATGAACCTGTATCAATAAAATCTGTTACATCACCACTTTCAATACCAGCATCAGCTAGTGTTGCATATTCATTACCTGTTGTCTTAATTATCTCTTTTAAAAAATCACTACCTGACATATTAACTCCTTATATATTTAGTACACATTTTATCTAGTGCGTAAAACCATACACCATTTATTGTTGGTTCTACTAATGCAACAACACCTGCCTCAAATAAACTGGCACCTGTTACAATACTTACTACTGACATTGCTATTATTACATGACCACAAGTATAAATCAATGCCCTACCCATACTTGTACTACCTATTGTTTTAAATATGCCTTGAGTAAATTCTGTCATTATATATCCGTCCTTACGATATGTTTTCTCAAAGCTCTTACCAACTCTTCTATTTTATCTATTACAGATATCATATCTTTATCTGTAATATACTTTTGTTTTTCTCTTAACTTATCATATTCTTTTAATGATATCTGCACCATAGGACTAGGTGCTGGCGCTTCGTTTTCCATACTGGCGTCAAGAGCTCTTTGTTTTTCTTCACTATCTGTCATTTTATTGCTATCGCTCCTATAAACATAAAGTTTCGCCAAAATACTTGTACATCTTTAAATCCAGCATTGAACATAAATTGTTTTAGTTCATCCCAAGTATTAGGTTTCAACATATGTCTTAATGTTTTTTCTTTTGTCATTATATCATCGCAAGTAAAACTTTCTTTTTTATGATCGTAATACATGAAAGTCATCATATCTTGTATTTGTGGATTATCACAATATACTTTTTCTGCAAACACAAATGCTCCACCTGGTTGTAGTTGATCGTACACTTTTTTAATTACATCTTCTCTATCTCTCTTTGGCATAAACTGCAAAGTAAAAATAGATGTTGCGTATGATAATTTTTTTCTATAATCAAATTCATGATATCTAATATCTGCATGTAAAAACTTAGCATCAATATCATGATTGTTTTTAATTGTTTTTGTTCTTTCTCTTAAATCTTTTTGAAATCCCTCTGCATATTCAACACCAACATAATGAGCAGATGGTGCTATATCTTTATTTGCTTTTATTATTCTATCAGTAAGTTTACCTGTTGAACATCCTATATCTAAAACATAAGTGCCGTCTTCTACAAAGTATCTAGAAAAAGATACAACGTCTCTTAACATATCTTGATAACCACGAATAGACTTATCTATGTGAAGATCAAAACCTTCGTCTCTATGTGCAAATGTAAAATCATTATTCATCATATATTCCTTATTACTTTTTCATACATTGAAGTTGCTAGTGCCTTCATCATAATACTAGGTACCATTCTACCACAACGTTCAGATTTTTGAGCCCACTTGCCAGTAAGTTTAAAATCATCTGGCAACGAAGTAACTCTTTTTAATTCACCAAGTGTAAACTTTCTATCGTCATTCCAATGACACACACCAGCAGTTTTTTCTGTAGCACCCATCGCTGTAATAGTAGGACTAGGGTGAAACTCCGAAGCAATCTTTAAATTAAAGTGCCATCCTTTTGGATGATAATCAGTACCAGTGATAACTTTCTTTGGGTTTCTTGGCATCAAAACACATGTTTGTTTATAGTATGCTGTTTCTTTCCATTTTGTAGTTAACATATCAACTTCTTCTTTGTCATACTCTAAACCATCAAAGGCACCTTGTAAAGTAGTAATAGTATTGTTTGGCTCAGGAAATAAAGATGATAATGTCATAAAGTTTAAACCAACCTTATCCATTATATCATCACGTACTGCCATAAAAAAAACTCTACGTCTTCTTTGTGGAACACCAAACTTAGAACAATCATGTACTTTTGCAACTACTTGATATCCAATGTCTTCAAACGTGTTTTGAATTTTATTAAAATATTGTTTTGCTTCTCCAACTGTAAGACCTTCAACATTTTCTGCAATGATAGTCTTTGGTCTAATAACATTAGCAACTCTTAAAAACTCAAAGAATAAATCTTCAATGTTAGTTACTGTTTTGCCATCTGAATATTGTTTAGTTTTTCCAAACCCATCACTATGTACAGTTCCCTCTCTTGCAAGAGTACCACACATACTAAATGCTGAACAAGGTGGACTACCATCTAGTAGTTCTAATTCACCTTCTTTTAATTTTGTTAAATC